GTTCATTCCGACCAAGCCCAAGTAATCCGCTGCATTACCCAGTGAGCTGGCTGCATTAGTCAGTTCCAGGTAACCATAACGAGTCATGAAGCTAACGACTGGCTCGAAAGTGTTTGGATCAATGATAACACCGCTTGACGTCAGTGGGACGTATGGGCAGTAGTAAGCTGCTGCATCGATCTCGCCTGGACCTTTGTAACCGACCAGCACTGGGGTGCTGTCAGCTGCGTATTGGTCAACATAAACGCGCATCGAGTTGTTCAGCATACCAACGAATTTCGTGTTGGTTGGTGCTTCGAACGTGCCTTCGGTGGTACGAGCAAACGCTGAGGTAGTAGCCGATTGCAGGATGGTCAGTGCGGTTGGGGAAACAACAACCCAGTTACCTGCGCCACGACGTGTACGTGCAGCGATCAAGTTAGCTTGACGGTTGATCAGGACAGCCAAGGCTGCGTGAACGTCACCGACGAAGGTTGGGGTACCAGTCACAGCGCCTTGGTCAAACACTGCGGTAGCAGCGCCTGGCAATGCACGGAGGGAGGTCAAGATCTCTTGGTCGATTTCGGCGGTGATTTCTTGAGCCAGTGCGGCCATGATTTCAGCTTCGATATCGATACCTTGTTGAGCTTGTGAGTCTTGTGCCGACTCAAAAGTCCAACGAGCGCTCAGACGACGTGATTTCGCTTCCACGACTTCTTTCAAAATCTGGATGCTCAAACGCTTACCAGCCGTACCTTCAAGAGTCGACGTGTCGGCTGCTTTAGGAGTAGTTGCATCGCCGTTACCGGAGTAAGCACGAGCGATATCGTATGGTGACAGTGCTTCGTGACCAGCAGTAACGCCAGCGAACGAATCAGCGTAACGAACGCGCAGGGTGTGGATCTGTGCAACTGGCGAGACCATTGGTTGAACACCAATAATTTCGTTGGCGATAACAGTTGGCATCACTCGACGGATAACCGGCAGAATGACTTTGTTCAGGGTCGCGATGTTAGCTGCGTTGGTTGCACCTGAAGTTGCGTTTTCCATCAGACGCAGTTCGCGATACGTGTTGTCCAGAACGGTTTCCATCATACGTTTTTTCGTAGGATTGGCGGTGCCGTCTTGGTTGTGTGTCAGATCTTTGCCTTCGCAAAGCATTTTCTTAGTGACATTCCACTGGGATTCAAACAGTTTACTCATGAGTGTAACTCCTAAAATTTACTTTCTTAAACCTGCAAGCTTCAGAATTTCGGCGGTCTCAACTGACACTTCTTCTTGGGCTTGTGGTTGGACTGTTTCAAGCAGTCGATTATTTTGCTTATCGCCTGTAATAGCTACAAAGCTTTTCGGCTTCACAGGTGTCTCACTTAAAGTTTGACGTGCTGGGATTGCCACCTTTTTGCCGCCCTCATTGAGGACCGCTGGAAGATATTTATTAAATGCTTCTCTCAACTGCGGTGTTTTGACAGTTTCAAGCAGTTCTTGCATTACTGAGCGTTTGTCACGACCCAATGGGGCCAACAGTTCGCCAAGTACGCGAGTACGGGTTGCCGCTTCTTCAGCCAATTTACCTTTGCGTGCGGCGACATCGGTAGCTTGTTTAGACTCTGACAGTTTCTGTTTAACGGTACTCAGTTCGTTGGTCAGTGACTCAACTACCTTTTCCATCTTCTTCACTTCAGTGCCTTCGCTGAAATAGCTGGTCATAAATTCGGTTGCGACTGCCTCGAAAATACGACGACCAAACATGTTCTGACGATTGCGTTCCAGGTCTTCATGGAGTTGTTTCATTTCAACTTTCATTGATTCTGAAACTTTCTTGTCGACCAGTTTTGCTGCTTCGCGAACGAAATTACGCTGTGTTTCACGCAATTTAGTTTTTGCTTCAGCTACCAATTGGACTTTCTTGGCAACGAGTGCCTGTTTGTCTTCTTCGAATTCACGCAATTCTTTTGATACTTGACCTACAACGAACTTGTCAATCTTCGCCACACGTTGAGCCATTGCTTCGGCCAATTGCTTACGCTGATTATTGAGTGACTCAGTTACTTGTTGACGCTGTGCCGCGAGGGCATTACGTTCTTCGTTCACTTGTTGTTGCTTGCCTTGCAGGACGGCAATTTCTTCGTCCAGCTTTGTCACCACGAACTTACGCATCACGGCCATCTGTTCAGTCATACGCTTTTTGTATGCTGCTTTGTTGGACTGATTAGCTTCAGTCAGTCGTGCCTTCATATCACGAACATCTTGTTTGTCTTCGTTGAATTCTGCAAGTTCAGAATTCAACTTATTAACAACAAACGATTCCAAAACTTTGGCATGTTCTTTCAAACGTGCTTGGTATTTGGCTTTATTACTTGCATTAGCTTCGGCGAATTTAACGCGCAGTTGTGACACTGCTTGTTTGTCTTCGTTGAATTCCGCAATTTCAGAATTCAACTTCTGAATGACGAACGCTTCCAAAACTTGTGCGTGTTCTTTTACTCGAGCCTTGTAAGCATTACGAGCATCTTTTACAGCTGCATCGTAACGTGCTTGCGACTCACGAAGCTTGGTAGCTTCTGTGACTTTCGCAGTCTCGTATTTCTGAACTACATCAGTAAGCATACGATCCATTGCTTCTACCATGATCGTCTTGTCGTGCTCGAAACGTTGTGCCATTTCTTCACGGAGTTGTGTTTCCACTGACTCGCGAATTGTTGCCACTTCATTTTCGATACGCGCTTCAAAACTTTCTTGTAGAGCTTGTTGATCGTCCTCACTGAGTAATCCAGCTTCAAACAACTTTTTAACAATGTTATCCATGGACCACTCCCCTTTAATTCTTCAAATTCTTAACCCATGCCATCAATTCTTGTTTCAAGAATGATTTAGCACGTTGGTCATCTTGTACACTTCGAGCCAAGTCTTCTATAACCTTGCTACGCTTGTTATTTAGTGTTTCATAAACCGCGACTGGATAAGCATTTGGGGCACTTGGACGTGCAACAATATCAACAGTGACGATCTGGAAGTCAGATACTTCACCATTTTCTGCTACATTACCACTACCACGGCTGCTTACGCCGAGCTTGACACCACTTTCTAACAGTGTTCGTACAATCTGGCCCATAGGGGTTGGCAAGATTTGCAACTTACCCATACCTGATGGGCCGTCCATCCACATTTGTGTAATCACATGACTAACTCGATCCAAATTAATGTTGAGTTCTTCAGGGTGATCCAATTCACCACAAATAGACAAATCGTCAGCCAACTGTTCGTTGATGTAATTCACTGCTGACGAAATTTCCTTTACTGGATAGATTCGTTCGTTCAAATTCTTAACGCCACCTTGTATAAAGATTCCGCTCATGTACAATTTCTTGCCACTACCGTCGTCTTCATGCAACAGTGTCATTTTTGCCTTGCTGAAGCTCAGGTGCTCTTGCAAGATAATGTTCTGTTTAATATTCATAACATTTACTCCGAAAAATGAGTTGCTGTAAACCAAACATGAGTAAACTCACGTTTGGCTATTGTTTGGTTTACAGTGAATGTCATGATTATTTCAGGTTCTTGGAACCCAACAGGCTCTTTTGACCAGCAGGATCAGCATTCAGTTTGTTCAAGATTGCAGCTGAATCACCGTCTTTCTTAACGCCAGTACGACCATCAGTAGCTTTGGCTTTGGTGTTACGTGCATCAGTAGCCAATTTCTTGGTAGCCGGTGCCGTTTCACGCTCGTAACCATTCTTTTCTGGAGCAACGCTCTTAACTGGTTTGCCCTTGAAAGCACGATCGTTCACACCATGGTTTGGCACTGGGCTCACACCATTTTGTTTGAACTTTTCGTTACCTTGCAGACGGCCATCGCCACTAGCAACAGTGACTTTTTCCAGTTCGTCAACGATTGACTCTGACAGGTCGTCAAAATCATCCATGCTCATGTCGTCGTCACCGACTGGTGCGGCATCCATACCCATATCCATGGCTGGAGCCGACATGTCGTCACCCATATCATCTTCGTCATCAGTAGATGCGCGGACATTGATAGAGCCATCTGAAGTGGTTGAAATTTCAATCACGTCTTCTGAAACCGTTTCTTCTTCATCGTCGAACTCATCAGTGTCTTCGCCAGGAACAGCATCGCCCGACATCAGTGCATCGAACTCGGCGGCCAGACGTTGCAGTTCGGATTCCAAATCAGTAACACGATCTTCAACCGTTTCTGGTTCTTCTTCTGATTCGTCGTCGGTAGCATCCATATCGTCGTCTGCCATGCCGTCGTCGTCGCCTACTGGCTGAGCATCATCTGCTTGCGTATCATCGCCAGCTGTCAGCTCGTCGTCTTCTTCCAGATCATGATCGCCAAACATTTCGTCAATTGACATATCTTCATCCATACTTTCGTCCAGGATGAAGTCTTCGCCTTGACGCAGTGACTCATGGATCTGACGTGAACGTTCCAGAATAAAATCATGGAACAGAACATCAGCTTTATCTTTCTCTTCATTGAGAAGAGCAATTAGTGCTTTTTCTAAAATTAATCGCATTTTTTAAGTCTCCC